ATGTTTACAATTCTGGTATCGCTTGGCGTTCTTCAAATGCTCGGTGGTCTATTCTTGGCTTTCACGGCCAAATCTGCCATGCATGAAATCATTGCGGTTATCGCTTTCGGCATGGGTACGATGGCCCTCGGTCTTTCCGCAGTTGTGGATTTGCTGGAACGCTTGAGGGACGAAGTTCGGAGGAACGCGAAATGAGCTGGCAGATTGTCCTCGATGATGGCTCGAAGCACGATGTCGATGTCAGGATAAGATATGAACCGGGTGGAAAGAACGAGATACAGAGCGGCGTTCTTATTGGTGACTTGGATGTGTTGGTTTTAGCCGCAAATGACCTATCGGTATTCCTAGAAAGATCTTCTGGCGAAAGAGCGCCTATCAACGTCACGCAAGAGGATCGAGAGTTCCTCTTTTATCCGCGCCGCTGACGTTCTCGAAACGTCCGGGCGATTGCCCGGAAGTCAACTTCGGGACAATCGTCCACAAGTTAAGCCGCCCTCCTGAACCATCCGTCGAATACCTCGGCCGTGAGCATGTGCATTGGAACGAAAGGTATGATACGGGCCGGCCTCCTTGCTATAGCTCTCCTCATCCGGAACGCTTTTGACGCGCAAGCCTGGGAACATGACACAGCGCCCTTACGCCCGGGTCTGAACACTGCTCTGCATCCCTGGCAGACGATTTCGGGCTGCGTTGCTCGGAATTTGCGAACGTTATCGTTCTTCGAGCATGACTTGCAGCAATAGAGCTGCTGCCGGTCCTGCGGCTGAAATTCGTTCTCGCACCAGCCGCACTGGCGAGGCTGCAGAATATCGCCCTTGCTATGCCTGGCGCATCGCGAGGAACAGGTTGTGGCATCTGCTCTGTAGCTCTTGAACCCATTTCCGCAAACCTTGCACTTACGCTCTGCGGAATTGCGCATGGCGAATTCGAACTGGGCGCGGTGGCGTATCCAGTCTTCGCGATATGTCACATCCTCGATGCTGGATACCTTTGACGACTGGGCACACACGACCGAGCAGAAGCGATATCCTTTCGCTTGATCCTCATCGTCAACGAGATTACCGCACCGAAGGCACTGTCCTGTCGGGGCTGTGTATTGTGGCTGACCTTCGGCCAGTGACGGACGTTCATAGCCAAGGTTCCGAATCGCCTCCTGCACCAACAAATCCGCTTCGATATCGGAAGGAGCCCAACTCACGCCGCGGCAGATGAAATGGGAGCGGACAGCGTGGCGCGTTGCTGCCTCGTGTTCGAACTGTGACAAGCGCCAGTCCTTCAGACTTGCCATGATGCTGGAGACCATCACCGGACGATCCTTGGTCTTGGAGACGCGCTTTTCTCCAAGGGGCTGCGCAAGCGTGACCTTCTTCCGATTGCCGTATCTGTATTCCGTCCAGCCTGACCAATACCCGTCTCGTTTTGCCATCTTGTCACCCAAACATTGCGTCGATGAGGCCAGCCGTCAGCGGTGCCTTCGATACCGGCGGAAGAACCTTGACGCCCTCCGGTGCTTGCGGCTGCTTCCTGTAGACCGTTTCGAGATAGGCCTGATCCATGGCGATGAGGATGGCGACGTGGCGCGGTTCGATCGGAAGGCGGTTAATATGGCTGTAGGCCATAATTTCCGCGTAGGTGATCGCCTGCGGGCCAGCCATGCCAGCTTGCCGGGTCTTGTGCAGGGCCATGAACCATTTCCACAGCATTTCACCGCCGGCTGGCACCTGTGTGATACAGGCACCATTGGCTTCGAGCTGGCGTTTCAGCTCGGCGCAGAGGAGCTTTTCAATGGTCATCTGTCCCTCTCTCAAAGCTTTACGTTTCTCTTGCGAGCGTCCCGTACAGCGCCTTCTATCCTGAACGGCAGTTCTGCCTTGTCCTTCGCCATCTGCGCGCGCAGCTGTGCTATCTCGGGACCACTTCCCTGCACGTTATAGGTCGGCGAATAGTTCACATTGACTGGAGAGGACGCGGATGATTGCGAGCTACCACCCCCTTGTGCGGAAACACCGAGCCGCCCTGATGCATCGCGCTTGAGCGGCATGATTGCTTCCGGGCCTGCTTCGCCCATCAAGCCCGCGCCATCGGCAAATGCGAACATGGTGGGCTTGCTGACGATCTGGTTCGAAAAGCCGTTGATGCCATTGCTGAACGCTCCGCCCTTTGCGAAGGGAATGCCGCCTCCGGGCGCCGGTGGGAAGTAATTCTTGCTGAGCCCGCCGCCACCAAACAGGCCGCCGAGCAGGTTTGAAAAGAAGCCGCCGCCGCCGCCAGATGCTGCATTGTTGACCTGGAAGATGCTGTCGAGCACGTCGTCAAGCATCGTGTCCGCGATCCGCTTGAGGCTGTTTACGGCAACGTCGCCCATCGCCTCCCAAAAGCTCTTGCCTTCCTCAAGGGCGCTGAAGAGATCATCAAGGCCAGAGCGGGTGAGGTCGCGATAGTAGAGCATCTGCTCGTCGGCTTTCCGGCGCGCCTCCTCTTCTTGAAAGATTGCTTCATTCAGCTGGATAATCTTTTTCCGCTCGTCGTCGGTCGCAGCTGCTCCAGCCTGTCTGGAAGCCACTGAGGCGCGCTTGGCTGCGTCGGAAAGGTTGACGATGCGAAGCTCTTCTTCGAGCTCCTTGATGAGGTCTTCTACGGCTTTGCGCTCGCGGTCCGTTTGCGTGGTAGCGGCAGAGCGAGACGACTTGCTTTTGCTCGGGGGCGTGTAATTCGGCGGCGTCCAGGTGTCGTTGCCGCTCCGCTGCATGGGCTGCAGCTTGTCACCGATCGCCTTCGTTATCTTGGCGTCTTCCTGGTTCAGCTTCTCGAGCTCGATGCGGTACTGGCCAACTGCCTTGTTCCGCTGCGCATCCGTCGCCCAGCTCTTGTTCTGCGCCTCAAGGATTTTGTTTTCGAGGTCCAGTCGCTTCATGCCCAGATCACGTTGTGTGTTCTGGAGCGTGCGGCTCATCTGGTTCTGATAATCGCGGAAGCCGTCGATGAACTCAGCCAGGCTATCGGCCGCCGAAACGATGGCGCTTTTCAGGGTCGATCCGACCGTGTTGGCGATCTGGTTGAAACGTCGATCGACCTCGGCAGCGCGCTCGATAAGCTGCTGGTCCATGACGATGCCAAGGTCATTCGCGGCCTTAATCGTGTCGCGGATGCCGGCTTCGCCCTGGTCGATAAGCTGGACGAATTTCTCGCCGCCAGTACCGCCGAAAATCTCGTCTGCGATTCTGATCTGTCAATCGGCGTCGTAACGGGACCCCTTATCGGCTCCCAAAAGGGACCCCTGCCTCTAGTTGCATCGGGTCAGCGCGCGTAGGCCCGGGGCTCTCCATTTAGCGCAAGGGCCTGCGGGCGCGGGTTGTTTGTCTTTTCGGCTTTAGCTTTGAGAGCGGTTTTTAAAGCGCCAGGATTCGTTCCCGGTTTCCACGATCTCGCAATGGTGGGTGAGCCTGTCGAGCAGAGCGGCGGTCATCTTGGCGTCGCCGAATACGGCCGGCCACTCGCCGAAGGCCAGGTTCGTCGTGACGATGATGGACGTCCGCTCGTAGAGCCTGCTGATGAGGTGGAAGAGGAGCTGGCCGCCCGCCTGGGCAAATGGGAGATAGCCCAGTTCGTCCATGATGACGAAGTCGAGCCTGGTGATGAAGTCGGCCAGCCGTCCCTGTTTGCCGCTACGTGCCTCCGTCTCGAGCCGATTGACGAGGTCGACGACGTTGAAGAAGCGGCCGCGTGCGCCATTGCGGATCAGAGCACGAGCAAGGGCGATGGACAGGTGAGACTTTCCCGTGCCGGTTCCGCCGACCAGAACGATATTGTGCTGCTCGGCGAGGAAGGCCCCGGTTGCGAGTTGGCGCACCAGGCCTTCGTTGACCGGCGTGTCGGTGAAGTCGAAGTCGTCGATGTCCTTGGCCAGCGGCAGTTTGGCGACGGTGATTTGGTATTTGATGGAGCGCGCTTGCTTCTCGGCGATCTCCGACTGAAGCAGGTCACCGACGATGCGCGGCGGTTCGTGCTGTCGCTTGATGCCGGAGGCCATGATCTCGTCATAGGCGCTACGCATGCCGAACAGCTTCAGCGTGCCCATCATGTCGAGGATTTGGGATCGTTCCATATCAGCTTGCCCTCCTCAGGCTGTCGTAACGGGCGCAGTCGGCCAGAGGCTCATGGGTCAGGCGAAGCGCATCGGGGATGGAAAGGATGGCGGCCGGCTGCGGATCACGCTTGCGGGCCAGAATGTTGATGATGACGGCGGCCGAGAACACGCCCTGATCGATCGCCTCCTGGCAGGCCGCTTCGACGGCGGGGAGCCCGTCCAGGCCCACGCATTCGAGGATCGACACCATCTGCCGGTCGCCGTCATGCATTGCCTTCAGCCGGCGGCGCACCTTCTCCATGGCGGCGGGCAAAACCCAGTCGTGGAACGGCGCACCGTTGCGCAGTGCTCCCGGTTTGCGGGTCAGGACCGGCACGTAATGCCAGGGATTATAGATCGTCTCGCCACGGCCGAAGCAGCGATCGTGTTGGCCGATTTCCACGCCATCCTGCCGGATGACGATGCGATCTGCATAGGCATGTATCTCGGCAGGGCGGCCGACTGCCGTAGACAGTACCGAGTATTTGTTGTTGTCGAAACGCACGAGGCAGGTCTTGCCGATCGAGGCCTGCACAGCGTGGAAGCCGTCGAATTTGCCGGGATAGCCGACCAGGTGCGGCCGCTCCGCATCGAACACCTCCCAGATCGTGCGCTCCGTCTGATCGACGTGCTTATGAGCGCGGGCGTAACTGATGCACTTGTCCAGCAACCAGCCATTCAGTTCATCGTAGGATTTGAAGCGCAGTCGCGGCGTGAAGAAGCGTTCGCGCACCAGATTGACCTGGTTCTCGACCTGGCCTTTCTCCCACCCCGACGCCGGCGTGCAGGCCACCGGTTCGATCAGGTAATGGCTGCACATCTGTAGGAAGCGGCGATTGTATTGCCGTTCCTTGCCGACGAAGACCGTCTCCACCGCGGTCTTCATATTATCATAGATGCCGCGCGTGCAGGCCCCGCCGAAGAAAGCGAACGCCCTGTCATGGGCGTCGAAGACCATCTCTTGCGTCTCGCGCGGATAGGCTCTCACATACATCATCCGGCTGTGGCAGAGCCGGATATGCGCAACCTTCACCGTCGTCGTCACGCCGTTCAGCACGACAATCTCGTGGCTCCAGTCGAACTGGTAGGCCTCGCCCGGCGCGTAATAGAGCGGCACATAGGCTTGCGCCGTCACGGACCCGCGCTCCTTCGCCCATGTTCGGGCGTAACGCCGGACTGTGTCGTAACCGCCCTCGTAGCCGAGGTCGCGCAAGTCCTCGAATATCCGGATCAGTGTCAGCCGTTCGCGAGAAGATTTGGCCTCATTGGCGAGGAGCATTCCATCGAGCTGACCGCGCCAGGGGCCGAGCTTCGGCTGAGGTTGACGGGTCCGTTCGTATTTGAACTCCGTCTCATCGGTGCGCAAAACCTTCCGCACCACTTTCCGCGATATGCCCAACTCCCGGCAGATCGCCTTGATCGACTTGCCCTGAACATGGGCTAGCCGCCGTATCTTCAGAATTGTTTCCACAATAAGCATCCGAACAAAAAGCCTCCGATGAAACCGGAGGCTGTTGTAACCCCATTGCAGATGGGGGTCCCGTTTGGACGTGTCAATCGGCGTCGTAACGGGACCCCTTATCGGCTCCCAAAAGGGACCCCTGCCTCTAGTTGCATCGGGTCAGCGCGCGTAGGCCCGGGGCTCTCCATTTAGCGCAAGGGCCTGCGGGCGCGGGTTGTTTGTCTTTTCGGCTTTAGCTTTGAGAGCGGTTTTTAAAGCGCCAGGATTCGTTCCCGGTTTCCACGATCTCGCAATGGTGGGTGAGCCTGTCGAGCAGAGCGGCGGTCATCTTGGCGTCGCCGAATACGGCCGGCCACTCGCCGAAGGCCAGGTTCGTCGTGACGATGATGGACGTCCGCTCGTAGAGCCTGCTGATGAGGTGGAAGAGGAGCTGGCCGCCCGCCTGGGCAAATGGGAGATAGCCCAGTTCGTCCATGATGACGAAGTCGAGCCTGGTGATGAAGTCGGCCAGCCGTCCCTGTTTGCCGCTACGTGCCTCCGTCTCGAGCCGATTGACGAGGTCGACGACGTTGAAGAAGCGGCCGCGTGCGCCATTGCGGATCAGAGCACGAGCAAGGGCGATGGACAGGTGAGACTTTCCCGTGCCGGTTCCGCCGACCAGAACGATATTGTGCTGCTCGGCGAGGAAGGCCCCGGTTGCGAGTTGGCGCACCAGGCCTTCGTTGACCGGCGTGTCGGTGAAGTCGAAGTCGTCGATGTCCTTGGCCAGCGGCAGTTTGGCGACGGTGATTTGGTATTTGATGGAGCGCGCTTGCTTCTCGGCGATCTCCGACTGAAGCAGGTCACCGACGATGCGCGGCGGTTCGTGCTGTCGCTTGATGCCGGAGGCCATGATCTCGTCATAGGCGCTACGCATGCCGAACAGCTTCAGCGTGCCCATCATGTCGAGGATTTGGGATCGTTCCATATCAGCTTGCCCTCCTCAGGCTGTCGTAACGGGCGCAGTCGGCCAGAGGCTCATGGGTCAGGCGAAGCGCATCGGGGATGGAAAGGATGGCGGCCGGCTGCGGATCACGCTTGCGGGCCAGAATGTTGATGATGACGGCGGCCGAGAACACGCCCTGATCGATCGCCTCCTGGCAGGCCGCTTCGACGGCGGGGAGCCCGTCCAGGCCCACGCATTCGAGGATCGACACCATCTGCCGGTCGCCGTCATGCATTGCCTTCAGCCGGCGGCGCACCTTCTCCATGGCGGCGGGCAAAACCCAGTCGTGGAACGGCGCACCGTTGCGCAGTGCTCCCGGTTTGCGGGTCAGGACCGGCACGTAATGCCAGGGATTATAGATCGTCTCGCCACGGCCGAAGCAGCGATCGTGTTGGCCGATTTCCACGCCATCCTGCCGGATGACGATGCGATCTGCATAGGCATGTATCTCGGCAGGGCGGCCGACTGCCGTAGACAGTACCGAGTATTTGTTGTTGTCGAAACGCACGAGGCAGGTCTTGCCGATCGAGGCCTGCACAGCGTGGAAGCCGTCGAATTTGCCGGGATAGCCGACCAGGTGCGGCCGCTCCGCATCGAACACCTCCCAGATCGTGCGCTCCGTCTGATCGACGTGCTTATGAGCGCGGGCGTAACTGATGCACTTGTCCAGCAACCAGCCATTCAGTTCATCGTAGGATTTGAAGCGCAGTCGCGGCGTGAAGAAGCGTTCGCGCACCAGATTGACCTGGTTCTCGACCTGGCCTTTCTCCCACCCCGACGCCGGCGTGCAGGCCACCGGTTCGATCAGGTAATGGCTGCACATCTGTAGGAAGCGGCGATTGTATTGCCGTTCCTTGCCGACGAAGACCGTCTCCACCGCGGTCTTCATATTATCATAGATGCCGCGCGTGCAGGCCCCGCCGAAGAAAGCGAACGCCCTGTCATGGGCGTCGAAGACCATCTCTTGCGTCTCGCGCGGATAGGCTCTCACATACATCATCCGGCTGTGGCAGAGCCGGATATGCGCAACCTTCACCGTCGTCGTCACGCCGTTCAGCACGACAATCTCGTGGCTCCAGTCGAACTGGTAGGCCTCGCCCGGCGCGTAATAGAGCGGCACATAGGCTTGCGCCGTCACGGACCCGCGCTCCTTCGCCCATGTTCGGGCGTAACGCCGGACTGTGTCGTAACCGCCCTCGTAGCCGAGGTCGCGCAAGTCCTCGAATATCCGGATCAGTGTCAGCCGTTCGCGAGAAGATTTGGCCTCATTGGCGAGGAGCATTCCATCGAGCTGACCGCGCCAGGGGCCGAGCTTCGGCTGAGGTTGACGGGTCCGTTCGTATTTGAACTCCGTCTCATCGGTGCGCAAAACCTTCCGCACCACTTTCCGCGATATGCCCAACTCCCGGCAGATCGCCTTGATCGACTTGCCCTGAACATGGGCTAGCCGCCGTATCTTCAGAATTGTTTCCACAATAAGCATCCGAACAAAAAGCCTCCGATGAAACCGGAGGCTGTTGTAACCCCATTGCAGATGGGGGTCCCGTTTGGACGCCGATCACCCCATGTGCGGGGTCCTTATTCCATGCCTAATCACATCTGATCTGCGCGGCTTTACTGAGCTTGCCGAGCTTGCCGATGATCTCGGTGAAAAGTGCGGAGGGGTCTTCGAGCTTCTTCTTCAGGTCTTCGGCCGAGAAGCCCAGACGCTGGAAAGCTTCTGCTGCCGAGCCTTGGCCGGTAAGGATAAACTCGTCTGCTCGCAGGTTGAGTTCTTTCAAGCCATCAGTCAGCGCATCCACGCCAATGCGGTTCTGCTCGGCAACGTACTTGAGTTCCTGAAATGCCTTGACGTTGACACCGGCAATCTTCGCCTGATCGCCTACTTCAGAAATACCCTTTGCGAGGCTGGCCATTGTTCCGACGATACCAGCTACACCAAGGCCAGCGATCCCGCCCCACACGCCAGCGCTGAACGCCTTGCCGACGGCGCCGATCTTCGTGCCGACTGTGGCCATGGCCTGATTGATGCGCGTGGTTGACCTGATGGCGTCCTTCTCCATCTGGTCGGTCGCACGCTTGGAAGACATCGACATCTTCCGGAACTCGCGCTCCGTGGTGCCGCTGGCCTTGGCCATGTTGCGCTCGAGATCCTTGATCCGGGCCTCAAGCATAATCACAAGGCGTTCTTCGTCGGTCTGGCTCATGCGTAGCTCCAATCGTCCATGTCACCTTCGAAGGTGTCGTAAGAGGAAATGTTCGTTTCACCGGCAGCGCATCGCGCAACGGCCATAGCGGTCGCCACAGCGCCGTCGATGCGGTCTTTGCTCTTGCCCTTGTGGAAGGACCGGTTGCCGGCGGTATCGGTGCGGATGGCAATGTTATCGAAGTGCCAGCGGAGGATAGGGTGGCCGCCGTGCTGGAACTGGCGAGCGAGGATGGCGCGCTCAAGCTCGGTGATCGCTGGTGACATCGTTACCCAGCCTTGCCGGAACTCGACCACGGGCAAACCCTTGTCCTGAAGATTGTTCAGCGAGTTGCGGGCGAGGTGAGGGTCGAAGGCAATCTCGCGGACATTGAACCGGGCGCAGATTTCCTCGATCGCCGCTTCCACAGCGTGGTAGTCAACCACGTTTCCATCTGTAAGCGTGATAAGGCCTTGCTCCTCCCAGACGGCATAATTCACACCGTCCTGCCCTGCCTTGCGTAGGATGTTGTCTTTCGGCAGGAAGAACCACGGGTGAACGACGTAACCGCTCTCACGGTCTCCCCAGGCGGCGACAACGGCGGTCAAGTCGCTGGTGCTGGAAAGGTCCACGCCGAGATAGCAAGGCGTCTGCTCAGCTTCAAACCGGGAAATATCCGGTATGCCCTTGCCCTCGTCATAGACCGGCATGGAGACGAACGGAGACGCGCTGTAATCCAGCCAGCAGTTGAGATGGAACTGGCGGAAGTTATCGCGATCCGATGGCCGTTCCTTCGCTTCCCGCGCCATGGTGCGCAAGCCGTCGATATCGGGATAGCCTTCGGCCAGGCCGGGATTGACCATGTGCCAGAGTTCTTCATCCTGCCAATCGTCGTCAGGGTGGCTTTCGAACAGCACCGGCAAGAAGTTCGGATCGTGGATCGCGCCGGATTGTACCTTCCGGGCATAGGTCAGAAGCTCATAGGCAAGGTTCTCCTGTCCACGGCCTGCCTGCGTAATGATCACCAGCAGTGTGTTCGGAACCTTGTTCAGGCCCGTGCGGATGGCCTGCCAGTTGCGGCGGCTGTTTTCGCCCTCCCAGTTGATCAGCTCATCGGCCAGCACAAAGTTTGGCGTCTTGCCGAGCTTGCCCTTACCGCCGGATGCGAGAGCGCGGAACGTGGCCTTGCTCTTCTTGTGCTCCAGATAGAACACGCTCTCGGTCGGTTTCATCGCTGACTGCAGCCACTCGGTTTCGCCAACGATGCCGACGGCCTCGTCGTAGGCGATACGCGCGTCTTCCTCGGCAGAGGCGGCAACCATAGCCTGACCACCGGGAACGCGCTCCCAGCCCACCGTATGGAGCAATGCGAGCCCTGCGCCCATTGTTGTCTTGCGTGCGCCACGAGGCAGAAGGATGAAAACCGTCTTCACCTGACGGCGCTTGTTCGGATAGCACGGGCCATAGATGCGGCGGACGATGCGCTCCCAGAACAACGGCAATTCGAAATCACCGCTCTCGCTCTTCGGGTGTTTCAGACGTCGCAGGAAGTCCACGGCGCGCTCGCCATAACCGAAAGTGTCTTCAATCTCGCTGCCGTCGAAGATCCACTCCGGGCGCGTGGCTTTGAAAGAGTTTTCCTCCAACGGAGTAAAACTATCAGACGTCGAGGCCATCGGGTGCGCCTCCTGTCTTTGGCTTATCGTTGCCGGTGAAACCAGATTTGGATCGAGCGGCGGGGGTAAGTCCGAGCTCGGCGGATAGACGTGCCACGGTCTCCATCGACTTCGCCATGATGCCGCTTGCCGGGTTCGGCTTCAGCATGCCGTGGGCCGTCTTCACCATGAGGCCGTGTTCAACGATGGCTTTCTGGCACTCGCGAACGGTCCACAAGGCAATGATGTAGGTCTCGAGGATGCCGAGCATGGAGGCAGTAAGCAGTTTTCGCTCGATCAACTCGGCGGCAATGAGGTTCCACTCGGAAACCTCAACTTCTGGCCAGTTGGCCGGAGGTTTGGGAACCCCCTTCAAACCGCCGTCGATGGCCTTCAGCGTGGCCTTTGCGCCGCGTGTCCCTTTGCTGCTCATGCGGACACCTTGCGTTCACAGCGCAGTTCAAGCCCCTTGCGACGGCCGATCTCTTTGACCTCGCGGACGTTGTACTCTTTGCCGCCGACAACGACCCGACCAGCATTCGTCAGGCCTTCGAAGTATCGAGTGCGGAAGATCACGGTTGTGGTGTCGCTCGCCCCGCTCGTCAGAAACTCCTCGGTGCTGCTCTGGATGATCTCGGCGCGCGCGGTAGCCACGTCCGTCCACGTCTCGACGGGCGTGCCGTAGTCGTTGACGGTGCTGGTGAAGCTCTGGACCTTGATCGTCCTGTCGAGTTTACCGGATCTCATGCGACCTCCTGCACAAGTGCGTCGATAGTGACGATGGCATGGCTGGTCTGGCCGTCTGGATCGCGAAGGAAGCGGGAGCCGCGGATACGGCAATCGGCAAAGTGGAAACCGTCAACCGGCTGAAATCTCGGCCCGTTAACAGCCTTGCGGATGGCCCCGGCAATGCGTTTACTGATCTCGGTGGATGGTTCCTCGACCCATACATGCAAGTCCATGTAAACCCGTGTCAGCGTGCGGGCGATGCTGTCGCCTTCGTCCACGCTCTGGCCCTCACCGATGACGATCGATGGGCGCGGGTTCGGGCGCTCGTTGCGGTCGAGGATGTTGGCGGCCGGGACCAAAACCGCAACGGTTGCGTTTTCAACAAGGCGCGCACGGATGGCTTTCTGCAGGGCGAGTTCAGCGCTCATCGGCCACCCCAGTTCTGCTTCACAGCCTTGGCAGCGGCGCGCTTGATACGGCTCGATATCTTCTTTCGCATGAGGCGGAAGGCGGGCCAGAAATATGGCTTCGGGTTCTTGCCACGTGATCCGTACTCAACGAGATGCGCGTAGCGGACATCCTTGTTGCCAGCGGTCACAGCCACGGCGAGCTCCGGCACGCGAACGTGCCCACCAGGCGTCGAATAGGGCGGGGTGTTCGATCCACCCGCCGTTACCGTGATGCTCTCCTGCAAGGCGCCGGTCTTCCTTGGCGCTAGGATGCGCGCTGTCACCGCCAGGTCGTTGCCCGACTTCACCAGCTCCGGCACCATCGCAGCGCGGACGTTCTTTGGGATCATCGCCAAGCGCTGTTTGATCCGACCGATTCCACCATCATCAGCCAAAGCTATACTCCCTGTATTCGTTGACGATCTGCCACAGGCCGAACGGAAGGTCTTCGCCGCTGACGCCTACAAGGGCCGCTTCCCGGTTTTCGAACCAGTGCGCCGCAAGCTGGCAGACAGCCTCGATGAGAGCCGGCGGAATTTCCTCTTGATCCGTGCCGCCATAGGTTTCCTCGATTTTGAAGCCGAGAAGCCGCTCGATATGGTTCTGCGCGGCCTCAATCTTGCGCCCGATGATTTCGTCATCCTCGGAGGAGAGGATGTTCAATTGCGCCTTCATCTGTTCGGTGGTCACTATCATTGAACGATATCCTTTCGACCGTTCACAAAATCAGAGCCAATTGAGAAATTTTTCGCACGATGGACCCGCCGCCGGTCCCCTGGATTTGGCGAAAGTTGAAGACCACCCCCCGTCATGCCTGCATGTCCATGTTCGATTGCAGGAGCAGGCTGAACGAGAAGGCGAGCACTGCATTGGCCTCGTCAAAGACGTGGTTGCAGGAGTTCACAAGAGCGATGAAGCGACGGGTCGCACCACTGGGGAGCGTGAGGCGAAACGCGTATGGCTCAATGTACGTCTCTGCCTCTATCACTGCGATCTGGCCGGGGTCGTCTTCCAGGATGCCAGCAATGACCTGCATCGACTTGAGAGGCCGTGTGACCTTGCTGTGTGTCGGTATCTGGGGCTGGTCGGGGTCCGCACCATCAGGCAAGGATATGTCCTGCGTGGTCCAGTCTCCTTCGACACGGCCAAGGCTGCTAACACCACCAACGATGATCCAAGCTTCATCGGTAAAGTCCGCATCAGTGACAGGCCGTGCAGACCAGTCGACGCGGGCAGCACCTATCTCAAGCGTTGATCCGCTGGTGGTGAACAGCATGGCTTATGCTTCCTCCGCATCGACGCGAACAACGTTGCTGTTGACGCCAAGAGAGGCGTTCAGCTTCATGACGCTGTTGGCTGCGTCGTACTGCTCGGACTGGCTCATGACCTTGGCGATGAACAGACGCTCGGAAGGTGTGCCACCTGCGGGTGCATCGTTAAGCACGATCCTGAACTCGAAGTCGTGGATCGTCTTCTCGGCGGCGATGAGAGCCTGCTGACCGGGATCGGAATAGTCGATACCCATGACCAGCTCCATCGTGCCGGCCGAGCGTGGGCCCTTCAGGGTACGGGTGCGGCTGTCACCGATCGAGGTGAAGTTGATGGCCTCGCTGGTATCGCCTACGGAACCGAGACCTTCGACTTCACCGATCTCCTTCCATGTGACTGCGTTGGCAGCGGAGAAGTCGGCCAGCACATAGTCTGTCTTCTTCTGTTCCTTCGTGGTGCCGATGTAGATTTTCGCACCGGCCGTCGCGTTGATAGTCATTGCTCGTTCCTTTCAAGAGCGCGCCGTTCGTTCGCGGCGTCGATGGCGTTGCACCTCTGGCAACCCGGCTTCCAGTTGGATTTGACCATGCGCAGGTCTGGGCGTTGGCGGATGCTCTTGACGTGCATCACGACGATTGCCTTTGCCCCGCACTGGCAGAACTCGTTTTGAGGAAGGGAGAGGAAAGCCCTGGCCTCCCTTTCCCATGTGGTGTCATAGCCACGCTGGCGGGCGCTGGGGCGCTTCTGGTCGTGGCGGGCTTTGCGCTCCCTCTGGATGGCTGTAACAGCCGCGCAGGTCTCACCACGGGGATGAGCCTTGTTGCAGTGTCCGCAGACTGAGGGAGCGCGCGTGGGCATATCAGGCCACCGGCTTGTCTACGGCGTTGCCCTTGATGGCGATGACGCTTGCGAAGATCGATGTGCCGCTGCCCTTCGTCAGGACCGGGCGCACATAGCGCTTGAAGCCGCGATAGCCGACCTTTGCCGTGCTGTCGGCTGCGAGGTTGCCGGATACCGGCGCCTGGTAGTGATCAGCATCCACATCCGTGAATGTGGCGTTATCGTCGCTCTCCTGAAGCTTCAGCGTGAAGGCCCCAGACGCGGTGCGTGCGCCAGTCGTGACCACGAAGGCCACGCTGTCAAAGCCGAGCAGGTCAACGGACGAGCCGTTGGTGCTGGCGGCGATGTCGGCAGGGGCGATGCTCTGCACGACACCAATGTTGTGAACGATGTCACGCATGGTCATTCCTCCTTAGGCGGTCGCCATCTTGAGTTTGCGGAGTGCTTCGGTGAGGGTCGGGCCACCACCGACGCGGCGGCGGGCGTGGAAGCGAACCATGCCCTTTGTCGCCTGCGTGTACGGGTCGCGCAGCACGGACATGCCCACGCGGTCATAGACGCGGTATGCCTTGCTGAAATCGCCGTAGTAGATCGGGAACGTACCGTCTGCGATGTCAGGCATGGTCGGGTCTTCAATGACCGGACGGCCGAGCAGCGTGGACGGCTGGCCTGCCTGGTAGGACGGCTGCCAGAGGTAATTGCCCTGGCCATCCTTGATAGTGCGGACCTTGCCGAGCGTGGTGCCGTTCATCAGCCAGGAGCCGTTGTTCCGGTATGCGGCCGGCAGCGAGTACATCAGGCCGATAAGCTGGTCAGCGCTGATATTGGTGGCGTGGCCATTGATGACCTCCGCGATGCCGGAAACCTGCTGGATGCCAAGCGGCTTCTTGGCGCCGTTGCCATTCGAGAATGCCGCGTTCTCCTTGAGGGCGAACTCCTGCGACAGCTCGGAGGCGATTTCGGATTCGACGTTGATGGCCGAGTCTTCGAGCAGGCGAAGCGACACGTCGATGTAGCAGGCCAGTTCATGAACCGGAATTTCGATCTGACCATAGGTCATGGTCGTTTCGTCGCGTTCCTCGTCTTCACCTACCCATGAGGCGGTCGGGCGGCCGGTGAGCTTGGGAAGGATGACGGAACCGGCAGACGTGGAACCGACGCGGACAGCCTGCCGGATCGGAGAGATTTCCACGATGCCGCGGATGACTTCGGTCTGGAACTCGGCTGGTGCCAGATAGCCGCCCTTCGTATCGTCGCCTACGATCAAGGCGCGGGTTTCTTCCGGGTCCATACGGTTATCGCCCAGGCGCAGGAAGTTCGAGAACGCACGGCGCTCCAGCGAGATTTCGTCTTCGCCGGGATTGCCAGCGCCGCCGGGGCGGTTCATGCGGGTTTCGAGGTCGGCAAGCTGCGTGCGCAGTTCATTGATCTCGGTTTCAGAGCCCGTGCGATATTCGGCAAAGCCGGTGCGCAGCTCTTCCACGGCCTGCGTGGCTGCTGCCAGCGGATCATCATCCGGTTCGGCTCGGGTTTCGAGGGTGAAGTGCTTCATGATCATTTCCCTTTGCTGACGAGAGCGCATTTCGCCTTCCGGCATGCGTTGATGAAGGCCGCTGCGCTCTCGGTAGAGCGGCCAGAACTGCGGATAGAGGTGATCCGGGCATTCGGTGCCGATGGCATGCCCACGAGGGAGATTTCGCGCACGTCGATGCCGGTGAGGATGCGGGTTCCGGCCTGGCGCGTCTCACCGCCTTTGATGAGGCGGAAGCCGATCGACAGACCATTCAAGGCACCGGCCTTCAGGAGTTCGTAAGCCTCCCGGCCGCGCGTCGTGCTGGTGACGATTTTACCGCGAACAAACAGGCCTTTTTCGTCTTCGCGAACTTCGGTCCAGATGCCGATGATATCGGTCGGGTCGTGCGACCACAGCATGACGGGCCGCGTGCCGGCGGCGCGATGCTCTTCCAGCGAAACCCGGAATGCGCCGCGCTTGACGACCTCGTTATGGGCGTTGCGCTGGTCCCAGATGACGGCATAGCCGGAGAACTCTCCGGTATCGCTGGGCGCCTCAAATCTGAGGGAAAGGTCGAGGTGATCCATCAGGCCGCCTCGCTTCGGAAGTTGGTACGATCAGCGGCGAAGGCGTCGGCCTGCTGCTGTATCCATGCGACCTGCAGAACCTTGACGACAGCGGCATGGCCAAACGTGGCGTTGAGACCGAAGTCGGCGGCGATGTCCCAGTTGATGACGCACCGGGCAAGGCAGTTGATGCGCGCCTTCTCGCGGGCTTCGAATGACGCCTTGCCATCCACGTCAGCGGCGGCGGCCAGCTCGTCCATCATGGCGATACGGGCCTTGTTCTGCGTCTCGCTGTCAGGGCCGGCAATGAGAAGGCGAAGGCCGGTCGGCTTGCCATCCCACGGGTCCACGACTTCCAGCCAGCGGCCTTTGTCCTGGTCGACAAGGTTGGAGTTGATCTCATCGAGCGTCATCGGGCTTAGGCTCCTTGTCGTCGGTTTTGTCGTCATCCAGCGGCGGGCCGCCGTTTTGGCCGGCACCGGGTGCATTCGGATTGATGTGCGGATTGCCGTACTCGTTGCCGCCTTCGTATGGCCCCAGATCGAGCCACCCACGGGCCTCGTTCGGATTGAGCACCTTGGCGCTGATGAGAGTGGAAATCGCCGTGGCGCGCGATGTCAGGTCCGCACGGGTCAGGTCGTCACGGTCGAAGCTGATGCGGTAACGCTTGCGTTCATCGCGGGAGAGCAGCGCGCGGCCAAGGGCGGTCTCCAGAGCGCGCAGCCATGGCTCCAGCGTGTAGGTCAGGAACTCCCGGCCCATCTGCTCGGAATTGCTCCAGGTGGCGCGGTCGAGTTCGAACAGCATGGAAGGAGGGACGCGGAAGGCGCGGGCAATCTCGATGATCTGGAACTTGCGAAGTTCGAGGAACTGACTGTCCACCGAGTTCAGCATCAGTTGCTTGATATCGGCGTCATCCCAGAGGACCGCAGCCTTGCCGCTGTCTGCCGGCTGGCGGAAGGCTTTGCGCCAGCCGGCGATCATCTTCTTCGCGCCTTCATCACCGAGCGACTTCTTGTTCAGGATCACGACGCCAGGCGTGGCGCCATTCTTGAAGAAGTTGGAGGCGTGGGTTTCCATCACCTTGGCGGCGCCGATCGCTTCGGCCGCAAGCGTGAGGGGCGATTTGTCGAACGGGCCACGGACGTGCACCACGTTTTCAGACTTCACGATCTGGCCGTTGATGCGGTAGGTCGGTTCGCCGGTCCACGGATCGAAGGTAACGCTGATGCCCTGCGGCTGGTATCGGATGATTTCGCGGATCTCGCCGCGCACGCGGTTCACATAGGCAAGGCCACCCCAGTCACGGGTGAGGGCGTCGGCCGCCAAGTCGCGGATAAGGTCGAAGCCGGCAGACCATGGATTGACATCACCGCGAAGCAACGCGCCGATCGGGTGATTGCGATCCTCTTCCTCGGTGCCGTCCTCGCGGCGTTCCATGATCCTGATATCGAGGGTGGCGGCGGCTTCCGATATGACCCTGACCGCATTAGCCACGGCAGGGACGCGCAGCGCTTGAGCGCCAGAGATTGCCACCGTGCCGGAAGCCATGCCCGACCACAGGGCAGCGAGAACGCCATCCTCGTCCTTGAGGTTTTCGTCTCGCGTCTCGATCTTTTCGGTGCGTTTGAAAGGGTTCCAGCTCATGGGCTGGAAGATGGCGCATGGCTCAGTTTTGAGCCATTACGCAAATGCGGCGTTTCGCAGCAAATTCAAGCAGATTGCGGCACTTCATCATGTCGCGGCTGAAGCCAGACGACAATCTCCGTTCTGGTGACGAAGAGCCTACCGAATCTTACCCGTGCTGGAAAGGTAGGATCGGTTTTTGCCATGCGTCTGACTGTGTCAGGGGAAAGGCCCATGAAGGCGCCGATTTGCTTCGGGCCCCATAGGCTTTCCTTGGCCAGCGCAGACCGACTTTCCCCCAAATTTGGGGATAAGATGGCGTCGAGGCGGGCGGCTGTAAGTATCGGCTTATTCAAATTCCACCTCCTTCATGACCTCAAGCGGCACGCCGAGCTTTTGAAATCGCTGCACTTCGCTGTAGGCCACGCCGTCACTCGTCGTCGTGAAAGGCAGGCGCCGAGTGCCATCCTCGTCCACGCCGATCAGGAACCAGCGGAAGTGCATGCCCGAAGAACCCCAGATGCGCTCTTTCCTGACAAGCACTTTTGCCGGCGGCTTCTGTTCTTGCACCACAGCCAAAGCTTTCGCATCCTCTTTCGACAACTGGTCAAGGCCCCACTTGGCGCGGAGCTTGGCTACATCATCGGGGTTCACATCTTCGCTCATGCCGCGCCTCCCGATCGGTAAATCCCACTGATCTCATCCATCGCAGAAACAAGATCTGCCATCGTCTGATACTCGCCAACGCGAGTGCGCTGTCCGCCGATAAATTTCTCCAGCAAGAATGTTGTCGCTCCCGTCTTGTCATCATACGAGAAGCAGACGAACAAAGCATCGTTGTTCGGGAGCTGGGAGACGTTGCTCATGCGACATTCCTTTCGCGGCGGAAGGTAGGTGTGATGACCTTCCCGTCGATCTGCGGCGGCATCCGCCCGTCGAGCATGTCTCTGACAAGCGCCTCGACCTTCCGCTCAAAGCGCCAACGGCTGTCGATGACGTTGGAGGGCTTGTTCTCAGCCCATGTGAACAAATCGAGTTGCGTCACGCTGCTGCCTCCTGCCTTGGTCCAAGCATATTGTTTGCCAGCCGGGGAGAGAGAACCCCCATCTTGAGCATGCTCATCAGTCTGCCGCGCAGGACATCTGCCCCAGTTCTTCCAGCGCAGATTTGATCCATCATCAGTTCCGCCTCTGCATCGCTCTCGGGGATAGGCAAAGGCAACGATGCTTCATCAGCTATTTGATCAGGGGAATAGCCATTAAGATCATCTCTCCCTTCACAGAGAGAATATCTAAGGTCTCCTTCAAGGTATTTGAGGGCATTATTTGATACGACAGGGGGGCATTTTTTGATACCCCGCTCCGTTTCCGGGGGGGCATTATTTGATACGACAGCATCTTTCGCCTTCCTCTTTCGCCGCTCTTCACGCTTCCGTTCGGCGTCGATCTCGACGTAGTACAATTCCGCTTCGTTGACGTGCATGGTCACACGCTCAATGTTCGGGTTCTCGACATTGTACCAGATGCACCCATCTCTGGTCGCGGAACCGATAGGGACCAGATAGCCGCACTCTGCAAGCAACTGCCTTGCCTTCTTGGCAGTATTCTTCGATTTCATCTTCCCGCGAGCCATCAGCTTGATGGTTGAGGCATAGACCGGCTTCGGCTTCAGCGTTTCCTTGTCGATCGTCAGGAAGGACAGGTAGACGATGATCGCCTCAGTGCATGCGCCTTCCTTCAATCTGGGGTCAGCGGCCACCGTCTCGATGGTCTTGAACTTGAATGCGGCAAGCTGGCTGCAAGCCACCTGATACGGCGACCGCGTGTCTCCGATGATCTCGCCATGCTCGGTGATGTATTCGTTCAACCGAAAGCCCTCCGGTTCTGGCGATACTGCGCTGCCAGGGTGCATGCCTTGGCGGCTTCAGCAGCCGTGATGCCAAACTTCACCCGCAACAGGTGGATGACCTGCTGCGGGGTTTCTTGATGTTCTTCGATAAGATAAGCGGCGGCGCGCTCAATGGGTGTGGTCATCTCCGAGCCTCCTGGAAGCGAGCGGCTTCCGCTTTGACAAAAGCAATCTTCTCGTCGCGCTCCTCCATCGTGACTTCCCTGCGGAACCGCTGTTGCCTCGGCTGGTCCCACATGAGCCCGTTTGAGAATACGTCCACGATAAAGGCGATGAAGACGATTGGCATTGAATGCACGATCAGGAAGGTGGCGACATCGGGATCGTCGTCGTTCGTGTAGGCCTGAAAGAAACCGCCAGTATGACGGTCGATGCGCCACCACATCATCGTGTCTGGGGTAGATTCTCCTTCCCATACGGCCATTATGGCTTTGCCATCCGAAGGCATAATTTCCTGCGCCTCGTCTATCTCTTTCAGAGCCTCGGTGACGCCGACCAGACCAATGTACTCGGAGCCTAAACCGGACTGGACAAGCCGCATATATCGCTGCGCTGTTCGGGGCGGCAGACCTGCCTCCTTCAGGAAGCCGGTCCAATCGCCGTGGCCGCAGAGGTCTTTCGCTTCAATGAGCGATTTACCCATGATGAACGCCGCGCTCGCAGTCGTCTTCTGTGCCTGGGCAAAAACGACATTGGCGTTTTTGATTTCAGCGAGCAGATGCGGGAGACGGTTGCTACCTTCTGTCATTGTTCCCAATCTCCCATGCTCCATCCGGCGGGCAACGGGCTGTCACCGAAGCGCGGATTGGCCCATCCCATGCTGTGCTCGCTGTCGGACGTGTCATCTTCCAGATCGTCCTCGATGCCGTCACGGCCAAGCCTGCCGTGAGCGCCAAGAGACGGTTCATCGTCGCCGTTTTCTTCGAAGTCGCAGTCGCCATCGACTAGATCGAGGAGAGCGACCAGTTCCTCGATTTTCGCTTCGAGGCGGGCGCGGGTGATTTCGAGAGGGGACTGTCTCATGCCGCGGCTCCTTCCCAGAAACTCGCGATGCGACGTGCTCGCCCTTTCCCTGCTTTTGCTTGGAAACACACCATTTGAAGAAACGAATGCTCTATGCCGGACAATTCGCGCGGCATGTCCTGCACGATCATGTTGAGGCAACCGGGGCCGCCTACGTCGTTCTCTTCAAATTCCAGATAGGCGAGGGCGTATTCCTGGCCGATCTTACTGTCGGCGGCGTAATCGCCTGTAGGATGGACATGCCAGAAGCAGCGAGGCCACTGGTTGCCGGTCGGCTTAGGAAGCTGCTTGCCGTCTCTCCTGGCGGTGAACGGCAGCAAGTCGAGCGGGTGCGGTGCTTTCCTCTTTCCCATCACGCAACCCCCTTCAGGTAACTATATGCCGCTTTGACCATTGCGAGCACTGCGTCGTCGTTGCCCCTGATCCCGCCCTCGTCTTTCAGGCAGAGGCGAAGCGCTTGCTTGGCGGCTTCTGCGGAGGTCGCCGGTTCACTCCATTCGGTGATGGCGTCGAGGTGCGGGACATAAGTTTCCTCGACCACATCGTTCCATTTGTCGTCAGGAACATCGAATGTGCGAAAGTTGAATTCTGCGAGCCCGCGCTTGTAGTTCCGGATCGCGGCGAGCAATGGGTCTGGCGCTTCGGCCGAAGCCGTGCTATTCGTTGCCACGTTCATTTCTTCTTTCCTCATGCAGGGGTGAGTGATTGAGCCATGGTCCGGGAGTGTTCCAGCACTCGCCGGGCCTTTTGCTTTCTTGATCATGCTGCGGCTCCGATGCGAGCCTGGAGGCCGAGCTTTGCGGCCAGAGGTGCTACAGGCACCACGATGCGGCCACCTACCTTGATCGTGTCAAAGTCTCCGCGCTCGGCGGCGTTGTAAGCGGCATTACGAGCGAGACCGAAAAACAGCTTTCCTGCGTCCGGTACCGAGATTGTTGCTTTGGTGAGCGCTTCGTCCAGCGTCATGAATGAACTCCTAAAGATAAGCGTTAACGGCGCTACTTGTGCCGTTTTTCAATCATTAACCACTCGGAAGTTTCGGTCAAGCGCCTATTGTGCTTTTTGTGCCGATTTTTTATCTTAGGTGCGCAAACGTAATCTAAGGTGCGATAATATGGTAAAGCCCAGAGAGAACCGGATACCGATTATGTTCTCTGAAGATGAGCTCATTGAAATCGATGAGTGGAGGCATGAGAACCGCATTGCGACACGAGCAGATGCTGTTCGGCGCTTGTGCAAAATCGCATTATTTATTGAGCAAGAGCTTGAACCGATCGTAGACAACGCGACCGAGGGCGTGGGGGTTTTGGCAGATCAAAGTCGGGAACTATCCGAAATATTCCGCGCCGTGATCAACCGCGAAACGTACGGAATGACCTTTGACCGCGATCAGCTATGGGACATCTTTACAGTGGCTCGAGAGAATGCCGACGTTGCCGAGGATGGCTTGCGGAGTATCCAGTCCTCTCTTGTGACCCTTTACAACGCTATTGCGGCGCTTGTGGACGCGCGAACTATTAGAAGCGGGCAGCGGAAGGCAGAAACCATTGTTGAAGAAGCCAACGCGGCTCTCGACAAAATGCTGGCGGCCCGAGCTGAAGGCGAAAAGCAATCCGAAGACAATCGCTACCTTTCCATGGTTTTCCATGCTGAGACCCAGAATGATCGAAAAGCCTACGAGGCAATGTCCGATGATGAGCAGGACGCCTACCTAGAGCAGAAAATCGACGAGTTAAGGCAAGAAGAAGCTGCTGATCCGCAGGCTTTTGCGAAACGCTATGGAATCGATACGCGAAAATTTTGGGAGAAACCTGAGTGGCAGGAATTCCTGGAACAGAGGCGCGTAGAAAGGGGCGAGTAAATGAAAGGCCATATCCGCGAGCGCAGCCCCGGCAAATGGGCCATCGTCCTCGACGTTGGCGAAAAAGACCCGGCGACCGGCAAGAAGAAACGTAAATGGCATTCCTTTTCCGGCACCAAGCGGCAGGCGCAGGCAGAATGTGCTCGGTTGATAGCCGAGATTAAATCGGATCGTTACGTCGAGCCGAGCAAGCAAACCGTCGCGCAGTTCTTCACCGAATGGCTTGCCTTCATCAAGCCCACGGTCTCGGCCAAAACCCACGAGCGATATACCGAGATCTGCGAAAAGAACCTGACGCCGTTGCTGGGCGATGTGATCCTCTCCAAGCTCAAGACAGACCGGATTGATGCTGCCTTCACGAAAGCGCTCACAGAGGGCAGGGGAGCGTCAGGAAAGCCGTATGCGCCTCGCACGGTCCATCACATGCGCCGAGTGCTCATCAAAGCCCTGAGCCAAGCCGTGACGTGGGAAAGGCTCTCGCGCAATCCTGCTACCGCCACGACGCCGCCAAAGGTCGAGCGGACGAAGATGCTGGCCTACGACGCCGAGCAGACAGCCGCCTTGATCGCAGCATTCCGAAACACGCGCATGTTCATTCCCATGATGCTGGCAGTCATGTGCGGCTTGAGGCGAGGGGAGATTGCAGCCCTGCGCTGGGATGACGCTGAGATCGGAGATAATCGGCGCCAGTTATCCATCAGACAGAGCGCAGAGCAAACAAAGGACGGTGTTCGATATAAGACCCCGAAATCTGGCAAGGCGCGCACCGTGGCGCTGTCTGCTACGATGGCGGCCGAACTGCGGGCACATCGAGTTCGCCAAGCGGAGGAGCAACTGAAGATCGGTCTGCGTCCAGACGGTAGCAGCTTTGTCGTCGCCCAGGTGGACGGGTCGCCGTTGCAGCCTCGATCATTGACGCATGAATGGACCCGGCTCTTGGACAAGACCTCGCTGCCGCGCATTCGGTTCCATGACTTGCGCCATACACATGCCACGCAGATGCTTTCCGCCGGCGTCCATCCTAAGGTTGCAAGCGAGCGGCTGGGGCATTCCACGATCGGGATCACCCTCGATCTCTATTCGCATGTTATGCCGGGAATGCAGGCTGACGCTGCAGAACAGGTTGACGCAGCGTTGCAAGCCGCTATAAGCGCAAGTCAGAAAACGAAATAGTTGCAAACCGAGTAGCAACAGACTGTTTTCGATGGTGATGTTAGAGGATATTGTCTTTTAATATCAATTGGATGGATGGGTGTCCGAGTGGTTTAAGGAACCGGTCTTGAAAACCGGCGTGCGTGAGAGCGTACCGTGGGTTCGAATCCCACCCCATCTGCCATCAAGCGCAACATCATTCGAATAATGTCGCGACGAGGCGTGTTCCCGCAGCGTTTGGGCATCGCGTACATTCCGTACGAATAAGAAACCCGCCTTTCGGCGGGTTCCAGGCAGCGGTTGTGGATCAGATTTCCGGACAGCCTCGTTCATTTGCGAAGGTGATCCGGTCCGGTCCCCGGCGCGTGAAGCCTTCGACAACAACGCGGCCCGGCGTGACGCGCACGACTTCGGGATCACGAAGGCCTGCTTCACGGGCCGCAGCGCGGGCTTCGCGTTCGCTGCAGCCACGCATGCGTGGAGGACCCCGGCGGTCCATGTCCCGATCACGGTCGCGGATGACGGGACGGACGCCATCCGGGCCGATTCTGAGCTCCATATCCTGGGCACCGGCAGGCATAGGTGCGGCGAAGGATACCAGGGCGCGATGCCAATCGCCAGACCTGTGGTTTTCATAAAATTTATCAT